AGTTAATCACACTTTAGTTTTGCGCTCCCCAAAACTTTAAACTTTGACACCTCATACCTATTGTGATTTATGCCTATCCATCACAGGTAGCCACATTGCCGCTTGTGGGTTATGGTCTTTATGTATAGAGCGCTCATCGTTTCCGACTTCTTTCTGCGGTTGCGTATTAGTGTGATATACGCATCATTCCATCCCTATACCGACTTCATTCAACGCAGGGCATTAACATCCCTTTATGTTGCCGCTAAATTCATCCCTCACTGCGACTAGACTTTCTGTAACTGTCAGTTTTTCACTGGTCTCATCTTTCAGTGGGTATTCCGTTTACTCTCATTATGTAGGGTAGGGCTTTTAATCTACACGACCGCACAATGCCGTTATGAGTAAACTTCTTGTAATCTGATTTTTAAAGAGCATCGAGATATTTGTTTATGCGTATCTCGTTTTGATGGGTGTATTATGTACTCAAGGTTCATTATAGTCAAGAACAAAAAGTACATATTTAAAATAAAATGTACTAAAAGTTCATATTATATTGATTTTCAAAGAAATAAATTTTCAAGGAATGTGTTTGACTGCTCATTTTTTAATCGGTCACGAAGTAAAATTAGTGTTTTGTGGTGTGTTTTTGAGATTTTTGCGATGCTGATCGCAAGTTTTGGCGGCGACAATTGGTTTAAATTGAGGTTGGTTTATGATGTCCCTGCCGATAAGGAGGGCGAATTATGAAAAAAGAGTTTAAAAAATGGCTAATCTCGCTGAATTGCGAAGGCATCAATAGCTTAGGGATTAATGAGATAGTGTCGCGCGTAGATGAAGAGTTGAGGATTGTGCGCGCTAATGAACAGGAGAGGATTGTGCTAGAGGAGTTGATTGTGGAGTTTAAATGTTAATAAAAAACCGCCTGTTAGGCGGTTTGATTAATAATACTTAGATCGGAATGCTTGATGAATTATACCTACACACTTTAGGTAAGCTTGATCCATATCTGAAAACTGTGCTGAATTCTTTTCAGGTTTCTGCTTATTTATCATCTCTACATTTAGAGTGCAGTACATGTACATGTTAGATAATGGTGTGTCTATATTTTCTTTGATAATTTCTCGGTCATTTTTTAAAGTGTGAATTAGAAAATTAGCTACGTTAAACTTTGAAGATAAAGTTGCTACATAAATGTGTGATGTAGGGCGGTTTT